TGTAAAAATTTAGCTTTCGATCCTTCAGATCAATTTATTATTGATGCTGATGATTGGGTAAGAATTGAAGATAATGAGGGAGAGATAGTCGGTGTTGTTCATAGTCATCCAGTTACAAGTGCAAAACCAAGTGAAGCAGATAGAGTTGCCTGTGAAAAGTCGGATTTAAAATGGTGGATAGTACAGCCACAGTTAAAAGATTGGCAGTATTGCGAACCATGTGGTTATAAAGCACCTTTAATTGGTAGGAAATGGGTTTGGGGTGTTACTGATTGCTGGAGTTTGTGTAGAGATTGGTATAAAGAAGAATTAGGGATAGAGCTTATTGATTGGGTCAGGCCAAACGATCCAGAAGATTTTATAAAAAATCCAATGTTTGTAGATTGTTTTGCAAAAACAGGATTTAGAGAATTACATCCAGAAGAAGATTTACAATATGGAGATTTATTATTAATGTCAATAAGCAGTAGCGGATTAAATCATATTGGTGTTTACTTAGGACAGCAAACAGTTTTGCATCATTTACAAAATAGATTATCAAGTCGTGATCTATTAGATGAATGGTTGTTAAAATGTACAGGTAAGAGGATTCGTTATGTTAAGAAAAATTAGACTATACGGAGAACTTGCTAAGTTTTTAGGTCAGAAAACTTTTGAAGCTGAAGTCCATAATGCTGCACAGGCAATAAAATTTTTAATTGTCAACTTTCCACAGTTAGAAAAGCATATGGGAGATAGATATTACAAGGTATTAGTTGGTGATTGGGAAATAAAAGAAAAAGAAATACATTACCCAAATGGACAGGAAGAAATAAGAATTATTCCTATTGTTGGAGGAGAGGGAGGTAGAGGCACTACAAGATTTATTATTGGGGCAGTATTGATAGGAGCAGCAATAATTGCTCCTGGGGCTGGTATGGTCGGCCTACAGTTTGCTGGTACTGGAGGTGCTGCTGCGAGTCCATTTATGGCTGCAGTCGGCAATATTGGTCTTGCATTAGCCCTTACAGGACTTTCTCAAATGCTAACACCCGTACCACCTGTAGAAGAGCGAGAACAAGATCCTAGATTATCATTTAATTTTAGTGGGATACAAAATACATCAAGGGCTGGTGTTCCAGTGCCTGTAATTTACGGAGAATTGATAGTTGGATCTGTTGTTATATCAGCAGCGATTGAAAACGAACAGGTAGAAGTATGAAGATTATAGGCTCTGGTGGTGGAGGAAAAGGAGGTGGTGGAGGTGGTGGCACTCCACATGAAGAAAAAGATAATCTTGATTCTAAATCTTTCGCTAGGATTCTTGATCTTGTAGGAGAGGGTGAAATAAGTGGTTTAGTTGATGGTGCTAAATCTATATTTTTTAACAACACACCATTACAGGCTGCTGATGGTAGTTTTAATTTCAAAGATGTCTCATTTGAAACAAGAACAGGTACTTCTAGTCAGACTGTAATACCAGTAACAAGAAATGTTGCGACAACAAAAACAGTAGCTAGTGCTGGAACAGCCATTCCTGCTGGTAGTGCTGGTAGAGTTATACAAATTACAGACTCAGATGTTGATGCAGTTTCTCTTCAAATTACTGTTCCTGCTCTGCAACAATTTAGTGACGAAGGAGATATTTTTGGTACTGATGTAGAACTAGCAATTCTTGTTCAATATAGCGGCGGTGGTTATCAAACTGTTTTGTCTGGTGGTTCGGCAAAAATTGCTGGTAGAACACCTGATCCATATGTAAGAGATTATCTTGTAAATCTTAATGGTGCTTTTCCTGTAAATATAAAGGTACAGAGGATTACAGCAGACAGTACATCATCAAAATTACAAAATGAGATTCAATTCAATACATATGTTGAAATTAAATACGACAAAAGAAGTTACCCTAATAGTGCTTTAGTCGGTCTAAAAGTAGATGCGGAACAATTTTCGTCAATTCCATCTCGAAAATATTTAGTAAAAGGTATTAAAGTAAAGATCCCACATAATGCAACAGTTAATGCTGACGGCAGTTTGTCTTATACAGGAACATTTAATGGAACACTAGGTGCAGCACAATATACAAACGATCCAGCTTGGTGTTTATATGACTTGCTTACCTCTAGTAGGTATGGGTTAGGTGCTCATGTTATTGAGACTGAAATAGATAAATTTAGTTTTTATGCAGCATCAGTTTATTGTTCCCAACAAGTAGATGATGGCACAGGAACAGGTGGCACTGAACCTCGTTTTACTTGCAATGTAAATATCAACAATCAACAAGAAGCGTATAACGTGATAAATCAGATGTGTTCTGTGTTTAGAGCCATGCCATACTATGAAGCTGGTAATTTAACGATTACACAAGATGCTCCAAAAGATGCTAGTTATCTATTTACACTTGCTAATGTTTTAGAGCCTGGATTTACTTATTCAAATACAAGTCAAAGACAAAGACCTACAGTAGTAGTTGCAAAATACTTGGATTTAGAATTAAGAGATATAAATTATGTCGAAGAGATTGATACTGCAAACCAAGCAAGGTATGGATCAGTTGTTAAAAATATTGATGCCTTTGCCTGTACATCAAGAGGTCAAGCTGCAAGATTAGCAAAATGGCTGCTCTATATGAGCAATGTGGAACGTGAAGTTGTTTCATTTACTACTTCTATAGATGCTGGTGCTGTTGTAAGACCAGGCCAAATTATTGAAATAGCTGATCCTGTTCGTAGCGGAGAAAGAAGAGGTGGTCGTATTGTTTCTGCAACAACTAATTCTGTAACTGTAGATGATGCTACTGGATTAAGTATTCAAGGTGCATCAACACTAAGTGTTGTTTTACCTGATGGAACAGTAGAACAGGTTACAGTATCAGGCATTACTAATAATGTTTTTAATCTTGGTCAGCATTTTTCTGCTGCACCAAATTCTAATAGTGTTTGGATATTTGAAACGAGTACTATTCTTACAACAACTTGGAGAGTATTAGAAGTTCAAGAACAAGATAGAACTAATTATGTTATTACTGCTAGTGAATACAATTCTGGTAAATACAATCACATTGAAAATGGTATAGCGTTACCAGTAAGAGATGTAACTAATTTAGATATTCCACCAGAAGCACCTTCAAATGTTAGTGCAACAGAAGTTATTTATGAAAACACTGGAATAGCAAGAGTAAAGATTGTTGTTAGTTGGACCAGCACTTCAGATACACATTACATTCGTTACAGGTTACAGAATGGAAACTTTGTATCAAGAACTGTTGATAATTCAAAAAGTTATGAAATTTTAGATACTATTGCTGGTAATTATCAGATTGAAGTTTATAGCGTAAGTTCTTCTGGTTTACGATCCACAACTTTTAATACACCTCAGAGTCCGTTTTTTGTGGCAAAAGGTAAAACTGATCCTCCTTCTAATGTCAGTGGAGTTAGTTTATTACCGATTGACGAGACAAGTGCAATATTAAGTTGGGATCGTGCCACAGAACTTGATGTGTTGTTAGGTGGTAAAACTTTAATTAGACATTCTAGTAAGACAACAGGTGCTCAATGGAAAGATGGACAGAATATAGTTGTAGCTGCTGCTGGAAACCAAACTCAAAAAATTGTTCCATTGCTTGAAGGTACTTATTTAATTAAATTTGAAGATGATGGTGGTAGAGAAAGTCCTTCTCCTGGTTCTAGTGACAGTGATTGGAATAATACCAGAGTTACAACAAATCTACCAGCACCATCTGAAAGACTTCTTGTGGGAAGTATTGATGAGCATACACCAAACTTTACGGGTTCAAAAACAAATACAATTTATGATTCAACTTTAGATGCTTTAAAACTTACAGTAAGCAGTAATGCAGTTTCTACTTCTGGAGAATATATTTTTACTAATTCTATAGATTTAACGCAGCCATATGACGTTAATCTAAGAAAAGTATTAGAAGCTTCTAGTTTCAACTTAAATAATTTATGGGATGATAGAGTTGATTTAGTAGATGATTGGGGGTATATAGATCAAATTGGAGGTGTGACTGAAGCTACAAAATGTAATGCTGCTGTATATGTAAGATCAACAAATGATGATCCATCAGGATCACCGACATGGAGTGCTTATAAAGAGTTTAGTAATGTTTTAATTACAGGTAGAGCATTTCAATTTCAGGCAAGATTAACAAGTAGTGACACTAACCAAAACATAGCTGTCACTAAATTAGGTGCTAAATTAGAATTACAGGGAAGAACAGAATCTATCTCGACTCCAGTTACTACTGGATCATCTCAATATTCTGTTTCTTTTTCAAACGCATTTAAGCAAACACCAACTGTAGTAGTGACTCCAACTAATCAACAATCTGGGGATTTCCATGAACTTGCTAATATAAGTAGGACAGGTTTCCAAGTCACTTTTAAAAATGGCAGTTCAGCAGTTGCAAGATCATTTGTATGGGCAGCATCAGGTTTTGGTAAGGAGGTCACATAATGAGTAATACGTCAGATTATAATTTAGCTAACCAAGTCGGTTCTTCTTTTAGAGCCGAACTTAATACTGTATTAGGGGATGTTCAGTCTTTAAATAGTGGTTCTTCTGATCCTTCTACTACTGTTGCTTACAAGATATGGGTAGATACTTCAACAAACTTACTAAAAATTAGGAATAGTTCAAATAATGGCTGGTTGGTTCTAGGAAGTCTGACAGATGCAGCACATACTAATAACTTTGGATTAGCAACAAAAGCATCTCCAGATTTTACAGGAACAGTAGATTCTGCTGGTGATATTGTGATGGGTGGTACAGGAGCATTAAAATTACCGAATGGTACAACCGCCCAAAGACCAACAGCAGCTACAGGTCAGATAAGATTTAACAGCACCACGACAGAATTTGAAGGATATAACGGATCAGCTTGGGGTGGTTTAGCTTCTGGAGTGCCTGTAGGTACAATTCTTGCTCATGCAGCTAATACACCACCAACAGGATTTTTAGAATGTAATGGATCAAATATTAGTAGATCAACTTATGCAACATTGTTCTCCGCCATATCTACAACATTTGGTGTAGGAGATGGATCATCAACTTTTGCTTTACCTGATCTAAGAGGACAATTTATTAGAGGTTGGGCAAATACTGGTAGCACTGATGCAAGTAGAGTTTTTGGTTCAACACAAACAGATCAAAACAAGAACCATACTCATACAACAGATTCAACAAGTTTAACTGGTGGTATCAGAAAAATATCAGAAGGTTTTGGTGCTGGCGGTTCTGCAACTGGTGTATTTACAAAAACAGCAGATGGAAATAACACCATAACAGGTAGTTCTTCGACCAGCCCTGTGGGTGGTGTAGATTTTGATGGTACTCACACTCATACAATATCAAGTAGTGGTGGTGGAACTGAGGCACGACCCACAAACCTTGCTTTAATGTACATAATCAAGTTTTAATTATGACAAATAAAAAGATAACCGAATTTACAGAGCTTACCGCACCAGCGAGCACTGATGTTTTACCGATTATTGATGCAAGTGATACAAGTAACAAGAAGATAAGTTATGCAAATTTATTAAGTAAAGCTCCAGACGGATCTACTTCTGCTCCTGCATTTAGTTTTAATTCTGATCCAAATACAGGAATAAGTGGAGGGTCAGATACTTTAACCTTTAGCACAGGTGGAACTGGCAGAATGTCTATCAGTTCTGCTGGTCTTGTTAATATTCCTGGAGATTTAACAGTTGGTGGAACGACAACTACGATCAATACAAGCAATTTAGATGTCGAGGATAAAAATATTACTATTGGTAAGGTATCAACTCCTACTGATACGACTGCTGATGGAGGTGGATTAACGCTAAAGGGATCTACAGATAAAACATTTAACTGGATAGATGCTACAGATTCATGGACAAGTAGTGAACATTTATCTGTTTCTGGTCAAAAAGAAGTTAGATATTTAGATGCTGATTCTTCTCATTATGTTGGTTTCAAATCTGCTGCAACAGTCTCATCTAATGTGGTTTGGACATTACCTTCTGCTGATTCTTCTGTAAGTGGATATGTTTTATCAAGTAATGCTTCTGGAGTTCTTAGTTGGGTAGCACCTGGTCAAAATGCAGATCCTGATTTTACTGGCACGTTAACTCTTACTGATGATGGAAATATTAGAGGATTTGCTTCTACTCAGGCTACATATACTGGATCTGTCAAAACTTTTACTGTTACTGTCGCAACTAAAACCGCAGCACATAGATATAACGGAAGTGGCTCTAGTAATGGATATGTAATAGATAGTAAGGAAGCACCATTTTTAACTCTTACACCTGGTCGTACCTATAAGTTCGATCAATCACATTCAAGTAATGCTGGTCATCCTTTACGTTTTTATCTCGAAGCAAATAAAACTACAGCTTATACAACAAATGTAACTGTAAATGGCACAGCAGGTCAAAGTGGTGCATATGTGCAGATTGTCATAGGAGATACTACTCCGATGGTTATTCATTATCAATGCAGTTCACACTCATTGATGGGTAATGCGATTCAAACAAACTCTGCAACAGCTACAGGAACTTTATTGTCTAGCCTAAGTGTTAGTGGAAATATGGATGTTACTGGCACATTTACTGTCAGCGACAATATCTTGATGACAGGAACAGGAGCTATTGATGTTGCTTCTGGAACTACAGCACAAAGACCAGGATCTCCTTCTGCTGGTATGTTCAGATTTAATAGTCAGACATCAGAGTTTGAAGGATACGATGGCAGTGCTTGGGGAGAAATCGGTGGATCAGCAGCCACAGGAACAGCAGATTTATTAGATATTGCTTTATCTTCTGGAACGGGTGGTGGATCAGCTACATTTAATGGATCTGCTTATAGATTTAAGCTAGTTACGAAAGGCACAAGTACAGCAGTAACACCAGCTAATGCAGAGATATTAAGAGTATCTATCAATGGTGTGATGCAACAGCCCAATGACGGATCTGGACAGGGAGATATGACAGATGGATATGTCGTAAGTGGTACTGATATAATTTTTGATTCTGCTCCACCTAGTGGATCTACATATTTCATCATTAATATGGGAACTCAAGTTGCTGTTGGCAATGCGACTACCTCTACGATTGCTGATGAAAGTTCTGATACCACTTGTTTTCCTCTGTTTACCACCGCAGCTACAGGAGACTTAGGATTAAAGTCAGGATCAAATCT